CCTCCGTATCGGGGATGGGGGTGAAGCGGTGCGCGGGATCAGCGCACCAGGATGCCGGCCTCGAGAAGCGCGGCATGGGCGCCGACGATCTCGCCCTCGCTCGGGGTGCCGGCAAATATCAGATCATGGCGGTTGACGATGGCAGGGCCGCGAATGAGCGCCACGGCGGGTACCTCCCCGCCGCTTGCATCGGCCTTGCCCCAGAGCACCGCGACCGCGGTTTCGGTGCCATCGGTGGCGGCAGGATCTTGCGGGGCGTAGTTCCCGGATGCGGTGATCTTGCCGAGCACGGTGCCGGGCTCGAGATTGCCAGCGGCGACGGTGATGGTCTCGCGGGTATAGTCGCGGAAGGCTTCCCAGATCAGGAAGCCGCCGGCGTGCTTGCCTTCAACCAACGTGGTCATGAGCTTATCCTTTCAGCTTGAAGGTGCGGGCGATGACATCGCCCCAGGGGCGGGTCGTGGCGCCGCGCCCGGGTTGCGGGTGATGGGGGCTGATCTCGGGCTCGGCCTCGGCCCGCGCCTCGAGCAGCCTTGCGCGCACGGTATCGAGGCCCGCATCCTCCTCGAGGAACCGCCCGGCCATCTGCGGCTGGCCCGCCAGGCGGCAGAGATCGATCACGGCGCGGGCATGCGCGATAGCCTCGGCGCGGATGGCCGCGGGGTCCGGGCCCGTGGAGAGGCCGGACACGGTGCCGTCCGGATTGTCCGTCTCGGGCGGCTGCGCGGGATCGGGAGCAGGCGCGACATCGTTGGCGCTTTCAACGATGTCGATGCCCGCCGCCGCGCCCTCGGGCTCCTCCACAGTCTCGACTGCCTCGATCAGCGCCGGCGGTGCATTCCGGAAGCAACCGATGTCGAAGCTCGCGGCGATGCGCACAGGCTCGGCCATGCGCGTGGCCAGCCCCGCTTCCAGCGCCTCGGCCCCATCGAACCAGGTCTCGGCGGCCATCAGCGCGGCGATCTCTTCCTCGGGCCTGCCGGAGCGGGCCGCGTAACCGCGCATCATGCCGGCGGCGATCTTGTCGAGCGTGCCGGCCATCTCGCGCATGTCTTCAGCCGTGCCCACCACCAGACCGGAAGGATCGTGGATCATCAGGAAGGCGTTTTCGGGGATGACGATCTCGTCGCCAGCCATGGCGACATAGGAGGCCGCCGAAGCCGCGATGCCATCGATCCATACCGTGACGCTGCCCGCGTGGCGCGTGAGCGCATTGTGGATCGCCACCGCGTCGAAGACCGAGCCGCCCGGGCTGTTCAGCCGCAGATCGATGGGGGCGTCCTCGGGCAGCGCGCCGAGTTCGGCGAGGAAGCCCTTGGCCGAGACGCCATAGGCGCCGATCTCGTCATAGATCAGCACTTCCGCCCCGCCGTTGCGGGCGCGGATCGTGTACCAGCTCTTCATGATGTCACTCCTGTTGACTGTCGGCCCCGGGGTCCGGCCGGGTGGCGGGCGTCGCGCGCGCGCCCTGCGTCTCGCCGGGGCTCGTGCGATAATGCAGCCCCAGATCGGCTGCGCGGCGCGCGTCCACCGCATTCTCGCCGTCGACTTCCTCGACATCGTATCCGGTGCCCTCGACCACCTTGCGCCGCGAGGTGATGCCCGCCTCCATCGCCAGCACCTGCGCCTGGATGTCTTTCAGCGGATCGACCCAGTCCCACCGCGGCGGGATCCATTGCACCGCGCGCGCGGCAACCGGATCGGTGAGGTCCAACCGGCCTGCCAGTTGCGCCATGTCCAGCCAGCGCGCCCAGATGGGGCGGCAGAGCTGATGCGCGATCACCCCGTGCTGGAGCTGCTGCACGCGACGGCGAAACTCGACGAGCTCGGCGCGCAAGGACGAGTAGTTGGCCTGCCGCACGTCCCCTGTGACGAGGTGATAGGGCAACCCCAGCGAGGCCGAGACCGCGAGCAGCGTGCGGTACTGGAACGCCTCGTAACCGCCGCCCACGTCCGCCGGCGAGGAGAACTTCACGTCCTCGCCCGGCAGCAGCACCTGCATGGTGCCCGGCTCGAGGCTTGCGATGGCGGCGCCATCCAGGTCCGCCTCGCTCTCGCCCAGCATCGGCTCTTCCGGCGCGGTCTTGGTGATGAAGCCTGCGAACATCGCCGCGGTCTTCTTCCGGTCCAGTTCCGCGTCGTCGTACTGGTCCAAGAGGAAAAGCCGCACCATGGCCGGCGCCACATGCGGCAGGCCCCTGATCTGGCCCGCATCGAGCGGGCGGTAGATGTGCAACACGTCTTCGGCCGGCACACGCACGGTGTCCGGCACGGCCACGCGCTGATCGGTGCTGTCGCCGGGGTGGCTGCGACGAAAGTGATAGGCCACACGCCGCCCGATCTGGTCGAATTCGATCCCGCAGCGAATGCGGTTGCCATTGGCCGAAGTGCCGGTCTTCTCGAAGGGCAGCATTTCCGATTGCAGAAGCTGCAACTGGAACGGGACCAGCAGCCCGTCCTCAGCGCGCCGTGGCCGCAGGCGCACGAAGCACTCGCCGGCGACGAACATCTCGCGCGCCACCATGGCCTGCAGACCGTAGAAATCGGTCAGCCCGTCCGCGTCCGCCTCGTCGGTCCATGTCAACCAGTGTTTCTGGACGCGATCCCGGACACCCGCATCCTCGATCAGCGACGACGGCTTGATCCCGTCGCCGACGAGGTTCGCGGCGAAAGCCTCGCAGGCATTGGCCGCATAGCCATTGGTGACCACCAGTTCCCGCGCCCGCGCCAGCAGCCGCGGGCCGCCCGAGGCGACCAGCGCATTGATGTTCTCGAGCGGCGGGTTCCAGGCGCGCAGGCGGCGCTTCGACATGGCGCCTTCGAGACGGGCACGCATGCCGGAGGGGCTGCCAGCGGACCGGCGGCGTAAGCGATCGAACAGCCCCATGGTGTTACAGCCCCTTGCTGGTCGTCACGCGCACCTGCCGCACGATCCGCCGCCCCTCGGCCGCCGCGATCTCGCGATCCAGCGCCTCGATGGCCCGGTCGATCTCTGCGAGGCTGCGGTACTCCACGGTCTTGCCGTCGTAGGTCACCCGCGCCACGCCTGAGGATCGCTGGGCTGAAAGTGCATCGCGGCGGGCGCGGAGGTTTGTCGCCGTCGTCATTCTTCACCCAATGGATCTTGATCGCGTCTTCCGCCACCGCGCTTGAGGACGTGACAACCCGCGGATCAGAAAATGAACCAGGCGAACGCAAGCCAACACGAGCCGTCCGCGCGTGCAGAGCACATGTCATCTGCCAGATTTCAGCAACGATCAGGTTCACGCCACACACGTACGGCGGCGCTTCCCAGATGTTCAGCCGCCGCGTGCTGATCCCTGACGGGCTATCACACCCACCACTGCTGCCAACAGTTGCGCAGCATTCAGCGCGCCTATTCCATCGACATCGCGATCAGGCATGAACTCCACCATGTCAAATGCCACCATCGGCCCTCGTGCCGCCGCGCCCTTGATCAGGCCTAAAACCTGCCCATAAGTCAGACCGCCTGCGGTCCGACCGATGACGCCCGGCATCACTGACGGATCAAGCGCGTCCAGATCAAGGCAGATGGCCACCGACTGTCCTTCGGGCAAGGATGAAACTGCGCGGGCAATACCGTCGCGATGTACCTCGGCTGCAGGGACGAAGACGACCCCGGCCTTCACCCCATCCTCCACATCCGAAGCCCGCGCCGACCCGATGCCGCGCTGTCCAACTTGAACGATCCGGTCGACATGGCCGATTTCCTGTGCGCGCCGCATCGTCGACGACAGGCCAAAGCGTTCCCCTTGCACCTCGTCGCGCCAGTCCACATGCGCATCAATCTGCAGGATACTCAGTGGTCCGAAATCAGACAATGCCTCCAGCATCGGCAAAGGTACACTGTCATCACCTCCGACCAGAACCGGCACACCGCCCGATGCGACAATCGCCGCAATAGCGGCACGGATGCTGGCTCGGTTGCCAACCGGGTCTTCAGCATTCACTGCAACCTCGCCACAATCCACCGCCTGCACCCCGTCAGGCAGGACAGGCCCGCCCACATCAAAATTCCAGTGCCTGAAATTTGGCGCGTAATCGCCGGAGGCCGCGCGCAGCGCTGCTGGTGCGGCTGCGCAATATGCACCCACGTTAGCATAAGGTGTAGCGCAGGCAGCCGACAGTATCTGAACGCGAGCAGCCGATGCGCCGGGTTTCGCGGCAGGCAAGCCAAAGAACGTCTCGACC